TTATAGCGCCAAAATGGCGCTTTGTCAACCTCAGGTCCATAGACTTTGTCTAATTTTGATAAGACGAATCATCATAGCCTCATCTTCGTCTTCATAAGCCTTTTCGATCTTTTGGAGTAGCTTATGAGCCTTGTCGCTAGCCTTTTTGAGTACAGGATCTTTTTCGGCACTAAAACTTAAACGGCCGCCGTTTGCAATACGGCTTGCTTCGCAGGCGGCGGTCCAGCCACTTGCTTCATAAGGGTCTGGGCGATTGCGATATGTCTGAGTCCACCAAGTGTAAAGTTCAATAATTTCTTTTGCGGACTTGGCTTGATAAGTTGGCTCTGCCTTGTGCTTTTCACCTTCTTCCAAAAACTCTTCGTTAGTAAGAGTACTTGCCCATGTCAAATAGGCTAAGCCGGCTTCTGGGCAACGCCAAGTGCGCCAGCGCAACCATCCGCTACGGTACCAAGGAACATTGTACTTTACTCGTTCCTCGTCATTCCACATTACATAGTGCCATGCTTGTTCGATTTCAACAAAGTCCACAAGCTCGTTAAAAAGACAAGGGAGAAACCGATTACCAACGTCACTCCAACTGCCAGGACGGATATCACGAGGGTGGGCAGTAAGAGCGTGACTCTTACTAACCCAACGATTGTTGATGTAGTATCTGATGTCATTTAATTTATCCATAGGCCAGTTTACAAAGTTTTGTACTGCATCCAACGCTTCTTCGGCTACCCAATAACGAAAATTGTGACTCATTTGCGCAGTAGTACGCCACTCGTCCCACTCCTCGCTTGTAGCCGCACCTAGTTTAGCAGTACCTCGAATCCAATCTGCAAACTTACTGCATGACCAATAATTGCTTCTCATTTTATTCCTTAATGAATTGTGCCAACGCTGGTGGGGTCCAACCTTCTGGCTTCAACACTTTTCCATCTTCACGTTTGGTAACTTTTCCTGTTTCGGGATCAACCTTTGCCATGTTACTACGCATGACTTCGTTCCACGCATCTTCGGGATAGACACCCATACTATGTAGTGTACCAACGGTAACTACTAGAATATCAATAAGTGCATCTAGTGTAGCAACTTTGTCCATAGCCTTAACAGCGTCACTTAATTCATCGCCTTCTTCTTTAATCAAATTCAAATACATATTGAGTTGATTAATATTGAATTCGCCAACAGTCTGATCGCAGGCTGCCATAAACTTTGCTTGATCTTGAAATACATCTGTCATATTTTTTTCCTATTAAATTTTTTCACCTTGTTTGAATCCTCGGAACGACTTGAACCGAGGAAAACGTAAACTATAAGTTCCGTCTTGATTTTGTGTTACAGCGTCGGCACGAACTTCAACAACTTGTCCATCCACTCGGCAACTCCAAAAATCGTCACGCTGTTGATCAGTAAAGCCACTACCAACATTAACGCGAATAGCCTTTCCATCGTCTACTCCTTCACATACTAGTGCGCCCATCTTGCCTACATTTTTGCCTGTACCTTCTTCTGTAGCAACTACAGTAAGACTAACTTCAATAAATGGCTTTAATTTTAACCACGCAACACTACGCTTACATTCGTAAGGAGCATTTGGATCTTTAAGCATAATACCTTCATAGCCGCCATCGATGGCCTTTTGGTTAATTTCTTTGTAACGCTTCTGGCCCAACTCTGTATCCAAATCAACCAGTTCATTAGCAACATAAGTTACATTAGGTAACAATGCTTGATTAGTTTCTACCCAAAATTTAACCATCTGACTACGAGTAGTCTGATCTTTATTGTACACTCCTTTTTCAAAGTCTGCAAGAGGAAGAACATCAAATAAGTTTAACACAGCATCACCTGCTTCTACATTGTCTTTGCGGTGTACTTGTTTCATCAAGTCTTGGAAACTAGAGCTCATAATCTCGCCATCTAGTACAACGTCCATGCTCTTACTGGAACCTTGTTGTTTAATCACTGAACTAATTTGTTCTGCTATGTGAGGGAAGTTAGCAAGTTCTTTACCATTGCGACTAAACATGTCAACACGACCGTCAGTACGAACGATTGTAATAACACGGACGCCGTCAAGTTTGACTTCGATAAGTTTCTTGCCGGAGACTTTAGTTTCATGATTAGCACTGTCATGAGCAAGCTGACAACCAAATACCGGTATAGCGTAATTAGCATATTTTTTCTCTACTACTTTGTTAATTGTTTTTTCGCTTACACCACAGCGTAAGTCTTTGATTAAAATTCTACGATACCAACCGTTCCACTCTGCTTTGGTTGCCGACTTCATCATCGCTTGAATCATGTCGCGAGCTGTATTACCTGTGACATTGCGAGTTGTAAAGCCAGTAAGAGCGAGAGTAAAACTGTCCCAAGGTAAGCCAGGCCCATCTTCATCTTGTTTCTCCGGTATTTGTTTAAGTCCAAAGGTAATCATTGGATCCAGAGCAAGACGGCATCCTTCAAAAAATTCATCACATCCTTCTTTGGCAATAGCTTCAATAATGCCTTCTTTATTAAGACGACTAGGATGAGTTTCTAAATTCCAAATATGGCTAGCACAAACGATCATTTCGACTCCAATAGTTAACTGTATAGCGTATTATATAGCCTATCAAACAACATGTCAATACTAATCGGATTTTAGTTTTTTGAGTAATGGATCTAGGTATTTGTTTTTAACAGTATGATAAAATATTTCTGTCAAATCTCCCAATGATCCTTGTAATTCTTTGTATTCCTCAATTGGCATTTTTCGGGTAAGCTCTCTATTGGAAATAATTGGATGATCAAAAGATTGCAGATAAAAATTAATTACCTGTTTGTGCGGAATGATAGCGTTATAATGATCTGCAATTTCTTTAGCCTGTTCGTACGTATAAATTCCTGATCCATCTTCCTTCTTTCTCCAAAGAACAAAATCAGTTAGTTGTTTTGGTGGATCAAAATAATACCCGTGTTTTTCATAGTGTTTATCATATTCACTCTTATAAAGCCATTTCAATCTAGGGTCAGCAGTTGAATCGAACATACTCAATTGATGTAACCATGCTGAGTGTATTGGACATTCTGGATCTTGAAGATATGTTGCGGTTTTTGCAATAGAACTTTCTCCTTCGTACGGCAATCCAACAATGAATCCAGCAGATATGAATACTTCATCCTTCCATATTTCCTTACACTTGGCCAGCACAGCTTTAATTTTTTCAGCCTTCATTCCTTTACCAATTGATTTACCAGCCAATGGATGAAAAGTTTCGATACCAAAAAAAGTTTCTTCCAATCCCATATCTTTTAATATTTGAATCTGTTCTGGATGGGCCGCTAAGATATCGGCACGTAGATAACACCAAAATCTAAACTTGAATGGCAAGCTATCAATCACACTTTTGACTCTAAGTAGTTTTTCTGTACTGTCATTGAAAGTGTCGTCTACTACATAATACTGTGTAGTCCCCCATTTTTCATAATTTTCCATTAGTTCGGTACGCAAGGATTCTTCGCACTTCACGTAGTCATTAATATTTCTTTGACCTATCAATGGAAATGAACAAAATGAACAACTAAATCTACAGCCTCTGCCAATTTCAAGAGCAAGAGTTTCATTGGGTGTGATAAAATCTAGATCAGTGTATCTAGTAGCACTAGTAGTAAAATCCCAATCAGTTCCTTGTGCCTTACTATCATAATCCAACACACGATTAAATATTCGTTTGGTACCTCTCCCACTTACAGAATTTAGATAATCGATGACCATGTTTTCAGATAACCCATACATAAAGTTATCAACTTCTTTATAGTCCATATAGGAAGCAACTCCTGTGCCTCCAAAGACAATTTTTGTTTTAGGATTTATTTTTTTAATATATTGTAGCCAAGATGCACCTCTACTATGTGCTAGGTCGTCTATTAACAGTGTATTTTCTGCCTGTGCAGGAGTATAAGTTTTGATGTCGCCTGTAAAAGAATCAAACTCCTGATATACTGGATTCATATTGTCCAGCGGTACAATGCGTCTTGGTAAAAATGTAGTGGAAATGCCTACCATGTAGGTATTTTCGTCCATGGTGAGATCAAGTATTTCTTGATAAGTTTTCCAATCTAATATTGTGCAAAAATCAACAATTAGGCATGTGTAGCCATGTTCACGCATGTGGGTAGCAAGTCGATGTGCTCCATAATTTCGAGTTTTGGTATTAGGCTCTGCCGGCCCGCAAAAAATTATTACATTAAATTTTGGCATGATATACTAA